AAAACATTAGGGGAAACCCTATGTTCAGCATCTTTAAACCCTTACGTACAAACCCTTAGATTGTGTTTGATTTTGTGGCTACAGTAAGAACCGCGAAATAAGGGATAGCCTAGGTCAAGGGCATTTAATACAGTAGGAGGGAACACAAAGACTATAGAGGGAGTTTCCATAGGAGCACATGGACAAACACAATACAAAACAAAACAGAAGCCCATTCCCTAAACACCGACCTACATAAACTCTACGCACCTATGAGACAAATGAGAATGATTCGCATTCGCATTTAGATCTATGCAATAAACGCATAACCTATAACCCAGGGTTTACCCTATGCTGTATAGAAACACAGTACTGTATGGATGCACAGGATGGTTTACCCTGATAGGGTTTACCAGTAAGGGTTAACGTGTAAGGGTAGGGTTTACCCCCCCCATGCTAAAACGGCAGGGGGCGCTGTGGCAGGGGACATAAACAGACATCGACACACACATCAACACCCCCACCCCCTACCCCCACTACAAAAAGAGTCCTTCCAAAAAAATTTTTATAGTTTAGAATTTGTAGACATTAATTCAAGGAGAAGACATGGCTGGATTTCCTATGCGTAGGGCTTTGGAGAAGAAGATAGAGGCATTGGGGGGTATAGAGTTTGTTACTGCTCATATAGCGCAGGGAATGACTATTGGGAGGTTGGCTGAGTTTATAGAGTGTTCTAGGCCGATGTTGTCTTTTTGGATAAACCATACTGATGAGCGTAGGGATGCGGTATTGAATGCTAGAAAGCTAAAGGCTGAGAAGCTGGCTGAAGAGGCGTTGGAGATTGCTGATGATGCTGATGAGACCAGTAACTCAGGAGTTAATAAGGCCAGGTTGCAAGTTGATACCAGAAAGTGGATGGCCTCTAAGTTGGATCCTGAGAACTACGGTGATACTGCTAAGACGCAGGTGAATATTAGTCTGGGGGATTTACACTTACAGGCTTTGAAGCATATGGGTAAAGCTGAGATAGTTGAGACATTGGAAAGCAATGGCTAATAATCCATTCATTGATTTTATTAAGCTGTACAGAAATGACCCTAATCGGTTTGTGAAAGAAGTTCTGGGAGTTGAGCCTGATGAGTGGCAGAAGGAGTTCCTACACGCTGTGGCTACTGGTGAGCGAAAGATCTCTATCAGGTCTGGTCACGGAGTAGGTAAAAGTACTACTGCTAGTTGGGCTATGCTTTGGTTCTTGTTGACCAGGTATCCGGTAAAGGTGGTGGTCACCGCTCCTACTTCTGCTCAACTGTACGATGCTTTGTTTGCAGAGTTAAAGAGATGGGTCAAAGAGCTTCCCAAGCCAATCCAAGATCTCCTTGATGTCAAGCAGGAAAGGATTGAGTTGAAGGCCAGTAGTACAGAGGCGTTTATCTCCGCTAGGACCAGTAGAGCAGAACAACCTGAAGCCCTACAAGGCGTTCACTCAGATAACGTTATGCTGGTAGCAGATGAGGCTTCTGGTGTGCCAGAGGCTGTTTTTGAGGCCGCTGCAGGCTCGATGTCCGGTCACAACGCTTTGACTATATTGTTAGGCAATCCAGTTAGAAGTTCGGGGTTCTTTTTTGATACGCATAATAGATTAAAAGATGAGTGGTGGACTAGGCGCGTTTCTTGCATTGACTCTACCCGTGTCAGTAAAGAGTACGTAGAAGACATGAAATCTCGCTATGGCGAGGAAAGTAATGCTTATCGGATCAGGGTGCTGGGTGAGTTCCCAAGGAGCGATGATGACACGATTATTCCTATGGAGTTGCTTGAATCTGCTAAACACAGGGATACAAGAGCTTATGAAGATGCTCCGATCATTTGGGGACTCGATGTGGCTCGCTTTGGCTCCGATTCTTCAGTTCTATGTAAACGTCAGTCTAATGTTGTACACACTCTTGAGAGGTGGAGGAACTTGGATCTAATGCAACTAACAGGTGCGGTGGTGGCCCAGTACGAAGCTTGTGACCACAAGACCCGTCCTACAGAGATTCTGGTTGACTCTATTGGTCTAGGAGCGGGTGTTGTTGACAGGCTGAGAGAGTTAAAACTACCCTGTCGGGGTATAAATGTGTCAGAAAGTCCTGCTATGGGCGGTACTTATCTGAATCTGAGAGCTGAGTTGTGGCACAAAACTAAAGCTTGGCTGGAGAAAAGGGACTGCAAGATACCCAATAACGAAGACTTCATTGCTGAACTGGCAACTGTAAGGTACACCTTTACCTCTAATGGGAAGATCAAGATTGAGTCCAAGGATGATATCCGCAGGAGGGGATTGAAATCTCCTGACATGGCTGATGCTTTTGTCTTGACATTTGCGTCAGATGCTGCCACCATCTCTTGGGGATCTAATTCATCTTGGGGTAAGCCTATAAAAAGGTTGATTCGAGGTTTAGTTTGATTGCTGTTGCTATTTTGAGCCACCGTAAAAAAGTGGCTCTTTTTTTTATTAACACACTATGGTAGTATTGGCAAACCTATTTGGAGATCCCTATGAATATGGATGAAGCCGCCAAGAAAATTGGCAAGGTAATGGGCGAATACAAGCGAGGCAAGCTCAAGTCTTCCTCTGGTGACAAGGTTAAATCCCGTGACCAAGCTGTCGCTATCGCAATGAGCGAGGCTCGATCTATGCCCAAACGTGGTAGCAGAACCGCAACCAATCAAAGCAAAAAGTAACTTAAGGAAAAATCATGGCCTTCTTAACTAGAGACAGTAATGGAAATACCATCCCTAATGTATTTAGGATTGGTACTACACAAGTTTTTACAGTAACAAATTCTAGTGTTGCAAGTACCGCTTTTGCGGCTTCAACAACTCATGTTCGAGTTGCTTGTTCATTAGGTCATAGTCATATCCAGATTGGTTCTGCACCAACAGCAAGTATTACAACAAGCCCCATGTTGGCAAATAATACATCTGAAATTTTCCCCGTGGCTTCTGGTGACAAGATTGCCGTTATCAAAGATTCTGGTGTTACTGCTTCAACAGTTAGCGTAACGGAGTTGTTATGAAGCCTGGACTCTATGCCAATATTAATGCTAAACAAGAACGCATTAAGGCTGGCTCCAAAGAGAAGATGCGTAAGCCTGGCACTAAAGGCGCACCTACTGCCAAAGACTTTAAACAAGCAGCCAAGACTGCTAAAAAGAAATGATTAAGCGTGGATCAGAAGAATTCTCTGGTTACAACAAACCAAAGAAGACTCCTGGTCATCCAGAAAAAAGCCATGCTGTATTGGCTAAGTCTGGTGAACAAGTGAAGTTGATTCGCTTTGGTCAGCAAGGTGTTTCTGGTAGTCCTGATGGATCTAAAAGAAACGAAGCATTTAAAGCCCGTCATGCTGAGAATATTGCTAAAGGCAAAATGAGCGCAGCGTACTGGGCCAATAAAGTAAAGTGGTGAAACTATGAACTGCCCTATTGCTACCTATGACATTAAGGTCAATCTGAAAGCCCGTGATTGGGCGTTTAAGAATGTTGGCTATGGTCCTGCTAATCCTGATGAAGACAATGTTGACTTCTGGATGAAGCGAGCAGATGAGTGGCAGACGGATGTTGAAGAAGCCCAGACCATGCGTTGTGGCAACTGCGCTGCCTTTATCCAGACTCCTGAGATGGAAGCCTGTATCTTAAAAGGTATAGACGAAGAGACTGATGGCTATGCCAAAGATGTCCAAGGTGCGGCTAATCTAGGATACTGCGAACTGTTTGACTTTAAGTGTGCAGGTAACCGCACTTGTTCAGCATGGTTGTCTGGTGGCCCTATCACCAAAAAGATGACCAAGAATCAACAGAATATGTTAATGATGGCTAAGACTGAATACAACATGGAAGACGAGGAAGACTAAATGGAAGCTTTACTTGCAGCATTTCTTGAATCTTTACAAGCAGAAACCGCAGCAGCAACAGCAGCAGGAGCCGCAGCCGCCCCAGTAGCAGAAGCAGTGACAGCAGCCGCGCCAGCAATGGCAGTACCAATAGCACCAATGTCTCTTGGCGATACTCTTGGCGGCTTTGCACAAAATCAAATTAAAGAACAAATATCTCCAGCTATGGATTTATACAAAGGGATTACTAAACCTGATGCATCAATGGGTGATATGGCTCGATCTGCATTTAAATATCAAATTAACCAAAAAGAAGATGACAAACCTTTTATGGCTCCACAAATGGCTAACCCTTATAGTGCGATGGGCAACCCCTATGGTGGGATGGCTAACAATTACGTTGGGGGCATTCCTTCTATATTGCAGAATACTAATTCTGGAATCCTCCCTTACATAGGCGGTCGTTAAGGAAATAATATGTACGAAAATCCAATGTTGATGGCTGAGACTCTTCAGGGGCAAATGGAAAATGATGAGGTCATGTCTGAAGAGCAACTTCAAGGCGTTATCTCTGCTGAAATTTATGATGCCATTTCTTTTATAGATGATGACATTGGTGGGAATCGTGCATTGGCTACTGAGTATTACTATGGTCAGCCCTTTGGTGATGAAGAAGAAGGTCGATCCCAAGTAGTTTCTATGGATGTACGGGATACAGTCCAAGGTATTCTTCCTAGCCTGATGCGTATTTTCTTTGGTCCAGAACGTGTGGTTGAGTTTACCCCCCAAGGTCCAGAAGATATACAAGGCGCTGAACAAGCAACTGACTACGTAGACTTCATCTTTAAGCGTGATAACCCTGGGTTTAAGATCCTTCACTCTGTTTTTAAAGATGCCTTGGTTCGCAAGTGCGGAATCATTAAATACTGGTGGGATGAATCTATAGAAGTAAAAGCAGAATCATTTTCTATGCTTGACGAGCAGAGCATGATGATGCTGACAGAAAATACAGATGTAGAGATATCTGCTGTACGTGAGTACCCAATGCCTGGCAGTGAGCCAATGAATGATGCTCAAGGCATTATGACTCCTCCTCCTATGTTTTA